GTTTTCCAGCGTCATTTACACGGCTACCAGCCGCAATGGTTTTAACACTTGATCAAGCCGGGCCAGTGTGGTTTGCGCCATCTAAAGAAATACAATTTAATGGCAACACGCTAGACCCAAATGATGTCGTGCAATTCTTGTCACCTATTCAGGGCATCACATCAATGTCAACACAATCGGTTGCAACCGCGCTAAAACTTGAGGCTGCTAGATACCGAAATGCATCTAGTGCAATTCCAGCAGGCGTGTTGCAGGTGCAGGCTGGATCAGAGCCACTTTCGTCAACCGAACTTGCAGACCTTGCAGCATCGTTTAACGCAGCTCGCGCAACTAACCAAACTGCAGCTCTTTCACCAGAGGTGCACTACATTGAAACGGCTACTAGCCCAGACAAAATGCTGTTGATTGATTCTGCCGAGTTTCAAGCTATGGAAATGGCGCGCTTGTGCAACGTGCCACCATACTTAGTAGGAGTGTCAGTAGGCAGTTATTCTTATCAATCGAGCAGCGAAAGCCGCGCAGATTTATGGACATTTGGCGCTCGTTCCTACGCTGATTGCATTGCCAGCACACTTAGCCAAAACAATGTGCTACCTAACGGCACTTATGTTGAGTTTGATGTTGAAGGCTATTTGATGGGTGATTACAGCGAACACAACGACATGACACAACCAAACAACAACGAAAGTGTAGTATCACCAACATGATCAGACTTATTGCATCAGAAGTAACCATTGACGCTGCCGCCGGTGAAACAGGCCGCCGCGAAATTAGCGGCGTGGCCGTGCCTTACGGTGTAACCGCAACAGTTGCCGATGGCACAAAAGTGATCTTTGCACAGGGCAGCTTGCCAGTTGACGGCAAAGCACCGCGCTTGTACATGAACCATGACTCGACTAACGCCATTGGCATTGTTAGCGAGCGAGTGGACACACCAGAAGGCATGATGTTTACGGCCAAGATCAGCAAAACACAGGCTGGCGATGAGGCTTTAATTTTGGCTCAAGATGGCGTTTTAGATAGCGTGTCGGTTGGCGTAAACCCAATTGACTTTACAACAGCAAAAGACGGCACAATTACCGTGCTTGAGGCTGAGTGGTTAGAGCTGTCTTTAGTGCCAGTGCCGGCGTTTGCAGGTGCGACCATCACAGAAATTGCTGCGAGTATCCCACAAGACGAGTCAGAAATAAGTATTATAGAAACAGAACCTACACAGGAGACAGAAACCATGAGCGAAGCAGTTGCAGTTTCAGAAGTAATTACCGCATCAGCACCAATTTTTGCACAACCAAAAAAGAGCTTTGCGATGCCATCAGCCGCAGAGTATTTGGCAAGCATGCACCAAGGCGGTGACACATGGGTGCGCGTCAACCGTGCGTTCAAAGAAAACTTGCTCGACAAGTCATCCGCATACAATTTTGCTTTGGCTCAAGATTTAACGACTGACACGGCCGGATTGTTGGAGCAAAGGCTGCTCGGTCCTGTCATCCAAGATCTAAATTTCGTGCGCCCAGTAGTAAACGCACTCGGCGTAACTGCGATGCCCGGACAATCAAAGACATTTACAAAAACAAAAATCAGTCAGCACACAAGCACTGCAACGCAAACCGAAGGTGCACAAGTTGACTCAACAAAAATGACGTTGAGCGCCAACACGGTTACAAAAAGTACGCTTGCAGGCGGCGTGTTTATTTCGCAACAAGACATTGACATGACCGCAATTCCCGCCATGCAAACGATCATCAACGATTTGATGGGCGAATGGATGATTAAGTCCGATGACATTGCAGCCGATGCACTTGTTGCAGCTGCAACCGCATCTGGCTCAACATGGACATTTAGCGCCACTGACCCATCATCGTTAATCAACGCTTTGTATGACGCAGCGCGCGAAATGGCAGAGGACACCAACTATTTCCCAACACATCTTTACTGCTCACCAAACGTGTGGGAAAAATTGGGCAAGCAGCTTGACGGCTCAAACCGCCCAGTGTTCCCATATGTCAACGGCACAAACAATGTTGGCATGAACACACTCGGCTCAACTAGCGAGTTGTCTTACGCTGGCATTAACCCTCTTGGCTTGCAACTGGTTGTAGATAACAACTTTGCTGCTGGCACAATGATTGTGGCTCACACACCAACCGCAGGGCAAAACGGCAGTGCAACATCAGGCTTTACCTACTATGAGGATTTCAGAGGCATTATGTCATTGGAAAACCCAACTTTGTTGGGCCGTGAAATGACCGCCTACGGTTACGTTGCAACTTTTGCCAACATTCCTGTTTGCCTCCAGTCGATCATCATCGCTTAATCAGGTAAGCGGCCTACCGCTATGGCAAATTACACCAGCGCCACCAAACAGTTAATTGGTAACTACGCGTGCATTAGCACGTTAGAACCAACAGAAATTGGTATTGGCGAAAACATCACGGTAACTGGATTGGCAGCACCGTTCGCAGGCTCTTTTAAAGTGCTTGACCTACCGCAGTACGAGTTCACAGGTGTTGACTCAACGACAGGCGAGTTCCTGTTTAATGTCAACGAGCCTCGACCTAACCAAATTATTTATGCGTGCACTGGCACAAATGTCAATTTTGTAGTTGACTACTCTGGCACAATTACTTACACGCAAGTGTGCACGTGGGTGTCTGCAACCGATGTTGAGGATTGGCTAGGTATTGGAACAGCGACCACCGCCGATGCCACGTTCCTAACCTTGTGTGCAGCTGCAGCGTCAGCGTTTTGTCATCTCAGGAGACAAGAGGCCGGCTACCACGACTCATTGACGGTGTTGCCAAGTACCGCTGTAGGTTTGGGCACGCGAGCCTATGGCGGTTTCTTGTATCGCCAGCGCGGATCGGTCACAGATTTTGCTTCGTTTGATGGCATGGTCTCTGGTGGGTCTAACGGCCTTAGCCCAATGATCAAACAATTGCTAGGTGTTAACCGCGCACAGGTTGCCTAATGCCAACACCAGTTGCCTACACAGACCTGTTTAACGAGTCACTAGACGATCTAGCAGCCACGCTAAGCGCGATCACTGGCCTTGCCGTAATTACTGACGCACGCAATATCTCGCCACCGTGTGTGTTCATTGATGCACCATCGTTTACAGGTTTTAGCCGGGCAGTGTTCACGCTGTCATATCCAGTGCGTTTGCTGACTCTTGGGCCGGGCAACCTAGACGCGCAGCGCAGCTTAATGAATTTGGCAGCCAAAGTTGTTAGCGCTCAAATAGGTGTCACAGATGGCAGGCCAACTATTGCTATCATCGGTGGCAGCGAGCTAGCAGCCTATGATCTAAATATCAATGTGCAAGCACAAAGTTAGGACACAGACATGGCATACGTAATTGCATCACCAAGACTTGGCAAGGTAGGCGATGCCTATGAGCCAAAGGATGGCGTAAATGTAGAGGCGCTAATTGACGGCGGCTTTATCAAATCCACCAGTAAGAGCACAAAATCTGATAAACCTAGTAAAGACACCAACGAGGAGTAATTCACATGGCCACCAGCACTTACCTATCCAATCCAGTAGTCACGATCAACTCGGTTGATTTAACCGATCAGTGCAGCAGCGCCGTACTCACGCGCGTGATCGAGGCTCTTGAATCAACTTCCTTTGGAAAAACAAACAGATCATTTGTGGGCGGATTGGAAAACTCCACATTGACAGTTTCACTCATGAATAGTTTTGCGGCCACAGAAACTTATGCGACACTTGCCGCATTGGTGGGCACAGCCACAACGATCACACTTAAACCAACCAGCGCTGCAACCAGTGCAACAAACCCAATCTCAACATTGACAGGTTGCTACCTAGAAACATTGCCAATTGTCAACGGCCAGCTCGGCGCTTTAGATGTGATCGATTTGGTATTCACTGGCGGAGCGTACACAGTCGCTACAAGTTAATTCTTGCCGGCAACGGCCCGACACGAAAGAGGCAAGATGCAATTAAAACTTAAAGCAACATTTACAGACGGCACAGTAAACGAGGTTGTAACCAATCTCTCAACTGTTGTTGCATGGGAACGCAAGTACAAGCGCAAAGCGTCAGACATGGCATCAGGTATTGGTGTTGAGGATTTGGCTTACTTGTGCTACGAGGCAACACGTGCATCAGGTACAACTGTGCCCGGCACGCTTGACCAATTCATTACATTGCTGCAGTCAATTGATGTCTTGGAGACACAAGACCCAAAAGCGGTCACGGCTCAGTAAGGCGCGCGCTGGCAGAAATTGTTGTTGCCACCGGCTACTGGCCGTCAGAGATTACATTTGAGGCAGACGACATGAACACAGTGATCGAGATACTCAACAAGCAACGCGGCAGCCGCTAATGGCTGCCACGCCTCTTGCATCTGTTCGTATTGAGGGCATACAAGCCGCGCTGAAAGAACTTAACACTATTGACCCTAAGTATCGGCGCGAGGTAACTAAACGCATTAAAGCGGCTGGTGCAGACATCATCAATGACGCTCGATCAATGGTCGCACACTTTGACAACTCGCTGATGAACGGTGCGCCGCTGTCTGGCATGGTGCGCGGCAACTTAATCAGAGGCCGTGAGACCAGTTGGAAAACCGATCAAGTGCAAAAAGGATTTAAGGTTAAAGTAGGCGTGCGCGCAAGCCGTGAACGCATTGTGACGTTTGCTCGATATACAGAGGGTGTTAAAACCCATGACCAGCAAATCAATTTTAATGCCAAGCCTTACCAGTTGATGGTTATCCAACAGGCTGACGCTGCCGGTGCGATCTATGACCATGCCGGCCGTAACACAAACTCAACATTTGTGACCAACTTAAACGCTGAGGCAGGGCCAGAACCACGCGCCATTGACAAGGCCGTAGAACGTGGCCGTGTACCAGTCACCAAAAAAGTGTACGAAGTAGTGCAAGATGTAGAGAAACAGATCAACAGAAACCTAAGGTTTACCTATGGCAATTAACATACCCATCGTCACCGCGTTTTCTGATGCTGGTATTAAGGCTGCTGAAAAAGCGTTTGGTAAGTTTGGCAAAACTGGTGTAGCGGTAGGCGCTGCGTTTGCTGCCGTTTCAACTGCCGTTGTTGCTGGTCTAGGTTTGTCTGTTAAGGCTGCCGCTGAGGATCAACGCTCACAAGAGCTGTTGGCAAAACAGTTATACAACACTATTGCGGCAAGCGAAAAAACGACTAAAGCCACAGAGGATTTTGTTGGCCAAATGGAATTGGCCAGCGGTGTAGCAGATGGCCAACTGAGGTCTGCGCTAGGCAATTTGGTGCGCTCAACTGGCGATCTAACTTTGTCACAAGACTTGTTAACTTTGTCGCTAGACATTAGTGCGGCCACTGGCAAAGATTTAGAAACAGTCTCAATTGCCTTAAGTAAGGCATCAATGGGTCAAACAACGGCATTGCAAAAACTTGGCATACCGTTAGATGAGGACATCAAAAAAACTAAAGACTTTAGCAAAATCCAAGAAGCATTAGATAAACAGTTTGGTGGCGCATCAGCTGCAGCGGCAGACACGTTTGGTGGACAACTTGCTCGACTAGGTACGGTCTGGGATAATTTAACCGAGTCAATTGGTTACGCCGTACTTAACAATGAGTACGTTAAAGACGCAATTAATAAGTTGCCAGACGCAGCAAGCAATGCAATAGCCGCAATCGGTGAACAGGGTTTAACCGGTGCTCTTGGCGTGTTTCTTGACCAAATGGGCATTGTTGGCGCATACGCAAAACGGTTTGGCATTGCAGTAGCGCTTGCATACAACAACATGGCAATGGATGCCTATAACGCTTTAGTGCTTTTAAGCGTTGGATTTGTGCAGTTAGTACCGGGTTTTGTAGCGGCAGGCAAAGAAGTAGCCGCTAACCAATTGCGATTGGGTTTAGAACTACAAGCCAACACAATGTATATAGGCGATTTAAGCAAAGCAATGAAAGAAACTGCTGCACGAACAAAAGCAACAGCAACTGAGTCTGAGCGTTGGTCACAAATTGTTGAGTCAATGGGTGGCAAAGTTGTTAAAACTAAAGAAACAATTAATGATTTAGGTGGTGCAACAACTAAAGCTAAACCAAAAATTAAAGAGATGGCTGATGGTGTTAAAGAAATGGCTGAAGCTGTTAAAGAAGCATCAGACGCATTAAACGATCGATTAAACGAGGCGCTTAAAAAAGCAAAAATTAACTTAACTGACGCTCAAACAGCGTTTAGTGATTTTGGCAAAAACGTTTCTACTACTTTGTTTAGCGCTTTAGATTTTAAGGAAGCTAAAGAAGCAGGAAAATACGCTGTTGGCCAATTTTTGTATGGCTTACGCGGTCAAGTTAAAGGCATACAGGACTACAGCAAAAATCTTGGCGTATTGCTTAGTATGGGATTATCACAAGATGCATTTCAGGCTGTTCTTGATGCTGGCAGTGAGTCTGGTGCAGCCATTGCAGCAGAATTAATTGCAGGCGGTACAGATGCCATTTCGGAAACCAATGCTTTAGTTCAAGCCGGCAAAGATGCAGCCACAATAATTGGTTTGCAGTCAGCTAATCAGTGGTACAGCGCTGGTGTAGCTAACGCACAATCATATTTAGATGGTGTTCAAGCAACCTTTACTTATGCACAAACAAGGCTTGCTGCACCGGGTCTGACTATTGGAGACATTGCCAGCATTGGCGCAGGATTTGATAGTGGTATGACAGCGCCACTTGTTACGCCTATTACCATGAGACCAGAACAAGGCGGCGGCAGCGTAGGCGGTGGCTTGAACATTACCGTAAACACTGGTGTTGGCGATCCAGTTGCAATTGGTCGCTCAATAGCCGATTATTTGGCGGCATACAGCGATCGTGGCGGCCGTTAATGGCATGGCCAACACCCAAAGTCAGCATTGCGTTTGATGATGGGCCATACGTTGCATCACCCACATGGACTGATGTATCTAGTTATGTGTATTCAGCAAATATTTATCGAGGGCGCAGAGACAATTACAGTCAATTTATTGGCACAGCCTCAATTGTCTTAAACAACGACTCAAGACTCTTTGACCCGTTTTACACCTCTGGCACTTACTACGGCAAACTACTACCACGCCGACAAATCAAAATTGAAGGCATCAGCAACAGCGTGACCTACAGCGTGTTCAGGGGATACGTTGACGGTTTCCCTGCATCATGGGATCAAGCCGGCTTAAACGCCACCACTACGTTGTCATGCTTTGATGCGATTAGTTTAATATCTGCCGAACTGTTACCAGATTACGTTTACGACTACACCAAGTCATTGTCACCATATAACTATTGGCGTATGAACGACCCGCTCGGCTCAACAACGATTACTGATGTTGGTTCAATACCAGCAACATTGTCGCAATACACGGCTGGTGGTCAATCAAACACCATGACCGCAGTAGACAGTCTTGCGCCATCGTTAACATCTAAAGCCGCCAACTTTAATGGTGCAAATTATAGATACGACAAAGCAACAGCACCAGTGGCATCATCTGCCACTATCTCGTTTTGGGCAAGTTATCCGGGATCAGGCGGTGGTGGTGTTTTTATACGAAACTCAACGTTACCTAATACTGGTTCATCAAGATTAGATTTAGCGTATTACGTAGTAGGTACTGGAATTGGTGTGCAAGCCACTTACACCGCTTTATCGTCTGGCTATAAAGCAACGGTGAACAACACTTTTGGAAACTCTAACCCACATCATTATGCGGTTACTTGGACACAGGGCGGCGGATTACAAAACATTTATGTTGATGGTGTACAACAAAGTGTTACAACAAGCGGAGTATTTTATACTGGCCCACCGTACCCGCTACCAGTCGATTATGTTGAATTAAGTAGTTTAACAATCCAAGATTTTGCAACGTTTCCATCTGTACTTACAGCCGATGAAATTAAAAACTTGTATTTATATGGTGCTGGCATGATCACTGAAACATCAGCTGCACGCATAACCAAATTGCTTGCCTACACATCTTTAGACGCATCGCTAACAAGCGTCACCGCGTCACCAGTCGCAACAGTCAGCCAAATATCACCACCGGGCAGCAACCTTGTGGCAGAAATGCAGTTAGTCAATAACTCTGAGGATGGCGATCTGTTTGTGACACGCTCTGGTGTAGTTAAGTTTACTGACCGTAATTATGTGTACACCAACACATCGAGCAACACTAGCCAAGCCACGTTTTCTAGTGGCTCAATTAAGTTTGCGCCGTCAGTGCAAATCAACTATGACGCTGCAGCGATCCGCAATGACATTACGGTGACGTTCGCTGGTGGCGGCCAAACATCAACAACTAACTCAGCAAGCGTTACTGCCTACGGCACAAACGCTATGAACACTCAAACACAACTCTCTACACAGGCTCAAGCCGTCACTTTGGCCGCATATGAAGCAACAGTCAACGGACAGTTACTAACCGACATCTCACCGCTCTCTGTTGGTGTAACAGCGGTAACCGCTGATTGGACTACGTTAATGCAACTTGATTTGCTTGACCGTTACACGCTTACAGTGCAACCACCATCTGGCAACAGCATCAGCCAAGCTGAATTAATTAACCGCATCGAGCATCGCATTGTGCCGGGCCAGTGGCAGATGACTGTTGATGGGTCAGCGCGTTACACGGCTTGGTTTATATTAGACAAGTCCACACTCAACGGCACAGATTTACTACAATAAGGAGAACTTATGGCTGTCAAAACGTTTACTACAGAGGTGCTGACCAGCGCTGATACCAACACATATTTGGCTAACAGCGGTTTGGTGTATGTAGCAAATGCAACTGCAACAGCAGGATCAACAACGCTTGTAATTGACAACTGTTTTAGCAGCACATATGAAAATTATGTCATTGTGTTTAACATCACTGGATATGCGTCTGGGCCGTTGTATATGCAGCTTCGCACTGGCGCAGGCAACGACACTGCAGGGACATACGCCTACGCAAGAAACTACTTCCGATGGGATGGCGGCTCATCAGGCGGCGATGCAACTATGACTGGCACAACATTTACGGTCGGGTATTGCGGCGGCTCAGTATCCACTATTGAAAACAGTTTTAATCTTTACAGCCCAAACGTTGCTGACCGCACCTCAATGGGCACTACCTTGGTTGAAATTGGCTCTGCCACAACAAACAGTTACAACATGATTGCCAACGGCCAAAAGCAAACATTAACGCAATACACAGGCTTTTCGTTAATTCGCTTTAGCACTAACACTTTTGCCGGCACTGCAACCGTATATGGATACCGAAAAGGATAAACAATGCAACCACTAATTGGCACTTTTCACGATGCAATTACAGGCGAAACCACTACAAGGGAATTAACGGCAGACGAAATAGCCGCATTACCTCCATTTGATGAAAACGCGCTTACTAATAACTAGCGTCATGCTTGCACTTGTCCTGACCGCATGCGAAACAACACGAACTAACGCGCCTAAGACTGGCCCAATGACACGATGCTCAACAATTACACAATGCGAAAGGGTCTCTAATGGCTAAGGACAGATCAGAAATTGACTACCTACACGCGCGCATGATCGTGTTTGTGGCTTGCACAATTGCAATAACTTTTGCTGTCACCGTTATAGGTTTTGTGTATTTTTTAGGATTTGTTACACAACCTGAAAAGCAATCACCCAATGACGCCGCCTTTATTGACTTACTAAAAACATTGTCAATCTTTATGACTGGCACGTTATCTGGACTTGTGGCCGCCAACGGACTGAAGAGCAAACCAGCAGACGCAACAACAACACCAGCGCCATGAGCATTATCCCTGCCAATCCTAAAATTGTTGGCTCACGGCCATACACAGGTAACAGTGACGGCTCTGTAAATGCACATTTGCCCGGCATGGATGAGTGGATTAGGCAAGCCATCAAATACGGTGGCGGCGCATTTTTTAATAACGGCTCTTGGGGAATTAGACCGATGCGCGGTTCAGAAAACTTGAGTGTGCACGCCACTGGTCGAGCGGTTGACTTGTCTTACAGGCCGTCAGAGAAACACCCAACAGCAAACCGTAAAGGCGCTATTGCGTTTTTAAACATTGTCATTGCTAACGCAAACGAGTTAGGCGTTGAGTGCGTGCTTGACTATTTCCCTAAAGCATTTGGGCGCGGCTGGCGTTGTGATCGTCAAGCGTGGAAGTCGTACAGCAAACCAGAGATACACGGTGCGCCGGGTGGCGATTGGCTGCACATTGAGGTATCACCAGCATTTGTAAAACAACCTACAAACCTTATACAACAAGCGTTTAAGAGGGTATTCACCGAATTGCCACAGTAATGCCCTAAGGTCGGATTACCGGCGATAAGGGGAGATGCAATATGGCTGATGCCAAAACATACGTTTACGAGGTTTACACAACTCACCTAGACACAGAGCAAATGGTCTTGGTGCAGATATTTCGCGACCCTGAAACAGACAAAGTGCTACACGCGCAACTTGCGTTTAAGAGCGCTGTTGGTGACTCATGGGGAACGCCTTACCAATTGGAGAAAAAATGAGTTATTTAGCGATCAAATTAGGTGCATGGGTAGTTAGTGGCTTAGCCTGTTTAACCCTGCTCTACGAGGCTCACAAGCCGTCTGACAGCCTGCCACAGACCACAGGGCAAGTGACCATAACCCTGACAAGCGTTGTGCCTACCACAGCTGCACCAACCACAACTACAACTATGCCCTACAAAGGCTGCATGGAATACTTAAACGATGCCCTAGTTGCCGGCTGGCCGATCAGTGAATCACCAACCATCCTGCGAGTCCAACAACGTGAGAGCGCGTGTAACCCTCTGGCGTTCAACGGAAAAGACTCAAACGGTGGCTCACGTGGCTTATTCCAAATTAACGGCGTACACGAACAATGGCTGATCAAGGCTGGCATCATTACAAAACTTGATGACCTGTTTTACCCTGATGTAAACATTAAAGCTGCGTTACACCTCTGGCGTATGGTTGGCTGGTCAGCGTGGAAAGCAACAGTGTGAGTGAGTTACCATATCCCGAAATAGGCATTACACAAGAAACGAGAGAGGCAATGTATCCCGATACTTACAGCGACAAATACAACAAAGTATTTAAGCAATTTGTAGATGACATCTTTAGACCAAACCATATACCGAAGCCAGAGCAGCCAGATCACAGCATTTTGCTAGACGAGCTGGTACTGATGTATGACGCGCACATGACCATTGGCGGTGAGCAAAACAGATTTAATGCCAGCGTGTTAAAGGCGGCCATAAATGTTATACGCGCCTTGTAAAGCGTGCGGTCTAACAATGCACGGCACTCGATACCGGCACAACCCAGAAAAAGTAATGTGGTTACACCCTAACCTAAAAGCGTGTACTAAGGTAAAACCAATAAACCCGACTAACAGAAAGAACCCGACATGAGCGATCAACTAGAAATGTTTACAACCACATTGGGATTGGCTGGAGAACGCACACAAGTTGCGCTCAATCATCCATCTGTAGCAATTGCACGCAACGCGCCTGACACGTCACGCGAAGCAGGCGAAGCAGCCAAACCACACGCAGGCAAACAACGTGAGGTAGTGCACTTTTGGATTAAATGGGCAGGCCGCACAGAGGCTAAAGGCATGACTGCAGACGAAATAAGTGTGCTACTAGAACTACCTGCACAATCTGTGTCAGCGCGCATCAACGGCTTACATCGAGATGCTTACATTGTTGACAGCGGCATTAGACGCAAAACAAGGTACGGCCGTAACGCAATCGTTTGGGTGGCTTGCTGATGGCACACTTTGACCTAAGCCTTTACGAAACCGTTGCACAACGCTTAGTGCGCTGGTGGACAGAATACCCAGACGGTCGCATCATCACGTCAATCCACCACTATGACGGCTCAACAATCATCATGCGCGCAGAGTGCTACAACAACGATGACCGACTAATTGCCACAGGCTACGCAGAGGAAGTGTTTGGCAACAGCCCTGTAAACAAAACTAGTTTCTTAGAGAATTGCGAAACCAGCGCCATTGGTCGTGCAATTAGTAACAGCCGGATAGGGCACACAGGCGAGCGTGCATCAGTTACAGAAATGGAAAAGGTCAACCGCATTAACAGCGAGCCGGCTAAACCAGATAGTCACGGCGGAGCTACACCAAAACAGATTGGTTTCTTAAAGAGCCTTGCACGCGGTAAAGGCTGGGATGATCTGCAACTGCTCGAATACATCCACAAACTATTACAAGTTGATGACGTGGTGGTTGAGACACTTACGGCTGGTCAGTGGTCTGCCGTCATAGATGGGCTAAAAAAATGAGCGAAATGACCGAACAACTAAACGTGTTAAAAGCAATCCTTGACCTACTGGTGCAAGTCAATGCTCAAAAAGATTTTATTGGCAAAACAGAGATTGACAGCCGGTTGCGTTGGGCCGCTAAAAGCACTGCAGACAAAGTCCACCAACTATCAAACCTAAACGCCTAGAACTATGAATAACCCTAAAGAGGAATACGACAGATTGCATGATCACATGACAGCAATAGCGCGTGAGCGTGACCACGCAGTACGCACCATTGACGCACTTACAAAGCAATTAGAGGAACTTAAAGATGCACTGACGTTGGCGCATGAGGCGTTGCGTAGGGAGATGCCATGAGTCGCACAGTTTGGCTTGCATTAGCCCTAACAGCGTTATGCACAATCTTGATGGCGATGTCTGATAGGAAATAAGACTCACACAACTGGCTAGTAACCGGATACCTAAGCCTGTCGCACGGCGGTTGGATGACCAGCGGTAACGCTGTTAGATCGGCACGCATTAACACTGATACACGAGAGTGACAATGCACAGTGTCGAGGCGGCCTGTAAACATAATCAGGCAGATGTGCAAGGTAATCGGATTGAGGCAGCCCGATGGGTAGAGCATGATCACTTTGTCTTTAATCACACATATAGATCACATACACTTAACAAACCGACACAACAGAGAGCAGCCCGTCATGCAACAGCAACACCAACCAACACAAGCAAGCGCGACAGCGCGCGGTAGCACAAGCGAAGCGCGTGAGCATCATGCCGGCTAAACGCAGATCAACCGAACACGCATCAGCAACATACCAACGCAACCGTAAACTCATCCTTAGTGACAATCCCCCGTGTCACTGGTGTGGCATCAACGCTGCATCAGAGGCAGATCACCTAATTGAAACAGATCGAGGTGGCACATCAGAACTAGACAACCTTGTGCCATCGTGTCGTAAATGCAATGCAACACGCGGCAACAAGTACAGAGCTGCACGTGATGACCAACGCGCAAGACCAAAACAAAAACCAAAAGTACAAACACAAAACCCAATGCCAGCAAGCGTTTCAGAGCACGACCACTCACAGCGTTTTTTTACTGCACCTGTTCCTGTC